CGCATAGGGAGACGCGCTAGATCCCAGTTGCGACTAAGAAGCAATTGCAATTCTAAAGTAGAAAGATGCGAGACATAGTGACGCAGTGACCGATGCAGTGATGTTCTATCGGCGTGTCATGTGATTTTATATCGCGTATCCTATTAACGAAAATAGAGGACACACCCATGGCTAAGAGAGCGCGAGAAAACACTGATCCACCAGACTTTGGAATGCCGTTAGGGGATGATCCGGAGAGCGGAGACAACGCTGAGACTACCAATGAGGTTGGTACGGAATCATCTTCCGGAAACGGCGCTACGGTGGAAGAAATGGCAGCGCGCGTCGGAATGGTTGGCGCGTACGATGATGGGAAAAAGCCTAAGAAAACACCAGACGAAAAACGCGCCGATTTCAAGCGCCTCGCCAGCGGCCGGGTGTCGCGCGCCATTGACGCGCTATCCTCTCTACTGCACCTCGCCAATACGTCATCCTACGAGTGGCAGGTATCTGACCGTGTGAGAATATTTACCGCCTTGCGCGAGAAGATAGACACCGTAGAGGCCGCATTCGCATCGGCGGAGTCGCCGTCTGAGGGGAAGAAAAAAACGGCGAAACAACACAGTTTCAGGGTTTGATTTTACGGCGCGTTGCTCTGTCTGTGGCGGCGCGCTGTTCCTGCCCTTGTTTGAATGATTTTAGATATATATCGAACGTATCAATATTTCCCCATAATTTATTGTTGCCGAAATATCCATCATCGAATCCTTGACGCTCTGCCTCAATGTTAATATCTACACCCTGACGCGGCAGTTTATAGAACGGAGTTTCTTTGTTTTGTGTTCTTACTATAGACGCGGTTGATCTCCTCATTTTCATTTCCCTTCGAAGTATTTACACGCCAAAAGATATGGACTAATTTTAGGTCCGTGACGCTCTGTAAGTAGAAAGAATTTCTTGCATCCTTCGTGTGCCCTTGTTGGTTGATACACTTCCCCCGTTTGTTTATTTGTCATCTCTTTTTTTGACACCTTTGAATATCCCCAGAAACTACAATCACCGCACACTTTACCCTTCGGACCGGAGCCGGCAAAGTGTGCCATTCCTGCGGCGCTCTGGATGTGGTCAACCGCTATATCGGTCAGATGTTCGTTTAGTAAAGGCATGACTGTCATGTCCGCAACGCATTGATGTTTCATGCGCTTATGCTATCATAGCCGTGTATTTTTGCCAAGGTGTTGAAATGAACAAATGGCGCATAGCTACCAATAAGTGGAATCTAGAATGCTCTCCTTGGGATGGTGCTTTTGGCATCGAGGAGGATGACGACAGTGCGCATGTCCCGGCTCTAGTTTGTTGGTTCTATCGGGGTTACGATCGCGTGACCGTACAAAGAGTTGTAGATGCCCACAACAAGGATATTACGACATGCGGATGAATCGACTGTTGCGCCAGATGGCGGGGATTGCGCCGACCGCGTATGACCGCGCTCTGCGTCGATACGAGCGCCAAATGCAGCGCGTGAATCGCCAGATGACAAGTGAACTGCAATTGCTCGATATCGTGGCCCGTCGTCAGCGTGGCGAGGATGGCGTTCCGGCCATGCCGTTCGCCAAGATGCGCTCCGACCTCGAAAAGATGGCAAAGGGTGAGACGTGACTAGCGAGCAAAAATCACCACTCGCTATGACGCTGGATGAAATCCAAAAAGAATTGCGCTCGTATCGTCCTGGAACCACCTACGACACAATAACGCTTCATGAATTTTTGGAGCGTCGCAGCCGTCTGTGGAAACGTTTGGATGAGTTAGTTAAACTAAGACAAACTTATAGAAAACGGTATTGAAAATGTCGGAGGCAGCTAACGACCGTGATATGTACAAAACCTTGGATGTAATTACGGAGTTGTGTTGGCAGTGTCACCTTGCGTGGGAAAATATTATAGGAGAGGAACCCCAAGACGATTGGGGTGATCTACATGAAGAAGATAGGTATTGGTTAAAGCAATCGGTGGAGTGGATACTGCAACACCCTACTGCAAGCATATCATCCCAACACGATGCATGGAGATCAAGGGAACTTGGACGCGGTCTGCGTGATGGTCACCCTAACTTAGTGGCGTTCGACGAACTGCCATGGCCTCAGCAAATGAAAGCGCGCCTCTGGCGCCACGTAATCATGGCGGTGATCGGATGAATTATATTGTATATGCAATAAGATTTACTCTTGTTGTTATTGCGTTTTTGATGATCATTTTTTTATCGTGGTGCGCACACGCCGAATGCCTATCATCTTCGCGCGCGGTCCGCAGCGCTCACGGCGCGAACGCATGGTCTACCTACACCACGGTCAACGGACGCCGTTGCTATTCTCTCGGAGTCCGTCCAACATACGCAAAGGCATCCCTGCCGCTACACAGGGTTGCCTCTACTCGGAAGGAGGTGGTGAGACACGGAGCTAACGAGATAACATCCTCTGGCGAGGAAAGCAGGGACGGCGCCGCCCTCAGCGATATAGCCGTCCCTGCGACTCGTACCGTGATTGATCTACTAACAGAGATGGGATGGGTTGACTATCTGGTGAGGCTCAACAAGCTTGTGGATATAGCGCACAAGCGGTGGATAAGTGAGGCGGAGATATGGGACGCCAACGACGAACTCCAAAGATCGGCGGCGTCTCCAAGGTAGCCAAGTTTCCGCTCAAGAAATTCAAGAGCTACCTGAAATACCTCCGCATTCATTCGAGGGACTACGGCAATATTCCGTTCCGCATGATCGGAACTCAGCACTATATGCTTGACCAAATAGTCAAAGGGATTTCTGAGGGCATAACTACTTTCGTAATTTTGAAGGGCAGGCAACAGGGGGCGACAACTCTTTTTCTCGCGATAGATTTCTTTTACGCCCTCGCTTATCCAGGAATACTCGGAACATTTATTTTGCATGAGGAAAAGGCTCTGTCTAAATGGCGGGCCATGATTGACATGCAGTTACAGTCGATGCCGTTTAAAATAAACGGTAAACGTTTTAGACCGAAAGTAGAAAGCCACAACCGAAACCTTTTGTTGCTCGACAATAAATCAAGCTTTTCATACCTGATAGGAGGCGTGCACGAGAACAGCGGCGGCGGCCTCGGTCGGTCGATGGCTTCCAACTATGTACACGGCACGGAAGTAGCCATGTACGCAAATGAGGACGATCTTAAAGCATTCAAGGCTTCAGTGTCGTCTATTTATGAGCATCGCCTCCAAATTTGGGAGAGCACCGCAAATGGCTTCAATCACTTTTACGACCAGTGCCAATCCGCCAAGGAATCCAAGACCGTCCGGTTTATCTTCTCCGGGTGGTGGCGCGATGAGAGAAACCAGTTTCATGTTAAGGATGCTCGCTTCAAGTTGTTTGCTCCCAACAACCGTCTTTCACAGTTGGAGCGTGAGCGTGTCAGAGCCGTCAAGCAGCAGTACGGTTTCGACATTTCACTACAGCAAATGGCTTGGTATCGATGGAAAATGGAGGATGAGTTTGCGAACGACCAAACCATAATGGATCAAGAGTTTCCGTTTACGGAAGAGGATGCGTTCGTCTCAACGGGTTCTAAGTATTTCACCGCTCCAGTTCTAACTCAGTTGACGCGCGACGCTCACAAGAGACCGTTCCAGACATACCGATATAAGATGACTCGCAGATGGGAAGATACCGATGTTTACGACGTTGCGGATTTGCGCGCGGAGCTTCGCGTGTGGGAGCATTCGTCTAAGTTTGGTTATTATGTGGTTTCTTGTGATCCGGCCTATGGTTCGTCGGATCAAGCAGATAATAATTGCATTCAAGTATGGCGCGCCTTTGCGGAACGTATTGTCCAGGTCGCAGAGTATTGCACAAGTACTTTCTCAACATATCAAACAGCATGGGTTATCGCCCACCTTGCGGGGTTCTACGGTCAAAAGGATAGCCGGGTTATTCTCGAAATAAACGGCCCTGGAAAGGCGGTTTTCGGAGAATTGCAGCGCGTGCGCGATTATTTACGGGAGATGCCGCCATCGTCAGACAACTACGATTTGAAAAACTGTCTTCGCAATATGCGCGATTTCTACTACCAGCGTATTGATTCGATGTCCGGGGAGCTAGCTTATCATCTTGTCATGACCGACGACATCAAACGCATGCTTATGGCGCGCTTCAAGGATGCGGTAGAGCTTGGTAGGATGCAAATCAGGTCATTGCCCCTGATCGAGGAAATGCGCCGCCTCGTAAACAAGGATGGCTCGATCGAGGCTGACGGCGGCGGTAACGACGACCGCGCCGTAACGGCCGCGATGGCTCATGAGTGCTGGAGAAAGTGGTTGCAACCGATGCTGATAGGTATGAGAATGACTCAGGAAAACGCCATGAAGATAGACGCGCGCGGCGGGGTAGAGCCGGTGGATAAGTTGATCCTTAATTTCATGCGCAGGCAAAACATAACGGTGGCAACGTGAAGAAAAAAAGAGGGGCTCAGCCTGGAAATAAGAACGGAAGGACGCACGGGATGAAATCGTTGCCAGAATATGCAACGTGGCGGTCCATGAGAACTAGATGCAAAAATCCTCTCGATCATGCATATCCGTGGTACGGAGGCCGCGGAATATCTGTTTGTGATCGATGGGATAGTTTCGTGACTTTTCTGGATGACATGGGGCGACGACCGTCACCATACCATTCGATCGATAGAATTAATAACGATGGAAACTACGAACAGTCGAACTGCCGTTGGGCAACGGCCGACGAACAGAATAACAATAAAAGTTGTGGTGCGATTGTTGACTATCTCGGAACCACAGTTACGTTACATCAAGCGGTGCGATCGTCGGGAAAGGTTGTGTCAGTATACTGCGCTCGCGCCAGACTTAAGCGCGGGTGGCCAATGCCCCAAGCGGTAGAATTGCCAACATCAGGTCGTGTCGTTATTGATCTCGGATTCCCGACATGAGTATGGTCAGTAGAAATTGGCATTGTTTAAATGATAGGTGCAGTAATGAATTTCATTCGTATTCTGACGCTAACCCACCGTGCCCCAAATGTGGGTGTATGCGGGTTTCTTGGATACCTGGCGGCGGGCATATTAGCAGCATGGCCCCTCGTGTCGATGCGCGCTTGCGTGCCATCGCCGATCAGCACGGGATGACCAACCTCAACTCGCCGTCGCCGTCACGCCTCAATCGAGCGGCGCCGCGTGTCGAGCAAAAGCCAATCTCGCACGAAATGGGAATAAGGAATTTTGGCCCTGGCTTTGCCGCCCCAGTATCGGCGCATGGGGCCATCTGCGTTCCGTCGTCGTCGTCTGTGGACGTGAGGGGTAAGGTCCAACTAGGAGTGGCTCGCGACCGCTCTGCGTCGATCCCCGGCCCGGAGGCAAACGCAATCGTCATGGCCCGCACAAGGCAGCGCAACATATGATTTTCCCGACCGAAAAAGATGAGCTGCAAAAGTGTGTAAAATATTTGATAGAGCGCTGCCTCTCGACGCGAGACGAGCGCGACAAAACTTATCAATACCGGGAAAAATATTATCTGTTTGGATCAAACGGTTTGGAACCGGCGCGCGAAAACGTAATTGAAAGCCACCTGGATTTAGTTACCTCGTTTTTGTATGCTCCCGACCACGCATTTTATCACATTGCCGCCGCGGCATCGGATGATGAGATTTCCGTCCTGAAAGCGGTAGCTCTACAGGACGAATTCAACGAGGATTTTCAAGATTCAGGCGTCTCCGACGCAATCATGGAGGCCATCCCGTGGGCGCTTGTTTACGACACGATGCTTACTAAGCAGGGGTGGAATCGCGACCGCGAAGAATGGTTCATGGAGCTGGTGCCGCCTCACAATTTCGGAGTATATAGAGAAGAAGTGTCCGATCTTGATAGTCAGAGTTGTTTCGTTCATACCTATTTTATAGAATATCAACAGGCTGTCGGAAAATTGATAGTCGCCGGACACGACGAAGATATTGAACGCATCGGGGTGACACGTTCGTCGGCGATATCTCCGTTCCCGGAAATGCTACAGCGCATGATCATATCGGGTGCGACCGGCGCCAGCTTAACCGGAACCCTGTTTGGCCAAGTCAACCCCGACTACTCGCCGGCAACTACGTATCAGGCAAAGTCATCTGTGCCGCTCGTGCGGTTCAACGAACTATGGGCGTGGGACGATCGGACGTTGGATTATCGCGTATTCCACATGATGGAGCCCGACATACTCGTTGGGGACAGCCTCAAAACAATAGAGACATACAAAAAGGCAACGACAAACGTAATAGATTTGTTTGGACGGTTGGATAAGATCGGAAAAGGAAGCACGGAATCAAATCCGTTGCTTCCAGGATGTCACCCGTTCGCTAAAATACAACCCTACAAAAAATATAACTACTTTTGGGGTAAGGCGCATATCGACGCGCTGATCAAATTGCAGGATTGGCTTTCGCAGCGAGGTGACCAGATTGACGATATTCTCGATAGGCAAGCGGACCCGGCCAGGGTGGGTTCCGGTTTTTTGGGACTCAACGAGGAAAAAATGGCTGCGTTTGGTGCCGCCGGAACGTATTTGTTTGACAGTTTACCACAGGCAAAAATGGAGGAATTCAAGCCGGACATGCCGCCGGACATATTCGCGGAATACAACCAAATAAAGGATATGTTCCGGGAGGCGTCAGGTCTGACGGACGTTGTGTCGGGCCGCAGCGAGCGCGGCGTTCGCTCTCACCAGCACGCAGCCGACCTGAAAAAGTCAGGTTCGGGCCGGATCAAGAAAGCCGCTCTCACCCTTGATGCGCCGCTCGTTAAGATCGGGGATATCGGCCTGAAACTGAAGATGGCCCACGACAACAACAAGCTCAAAACTGCACCCGACGATAACGACAAGGTGCATGAGTTCCTACCGTGCGAGGTCGGCGACGTGAAAATGCGCGTGGACGGCCATTCTTACTCGCCTCTGTTCGGCGACGAATCGCGCGAGCTGGCTGTGGCTTTCCGCAAGTTCGGGTCGATCGACGATGAGGACTTCATCAGGATGAGCAACCCACCGTCGCGCGATTCGCTGTTGCACTCGCTGCGCAAGCGCAAGCAGCAGCAAAAGAAGATGGCGCGAGAGCATCCGGAATTGCTGGCGCAAAAGGCCCACGGAGGGAAGAAAAAATGACACCAATTGCATTCGACGAAATGGACAAAGCCTTCGGCACTAGGAGGACGTCCAAGCTGATCGATATACGGGCTGAGGCGCGCGCTGAGACTCAAAAGGCGTTTCAGCTCTATGACGGCAAGCGCACCGCGTGGGTACCGAAGTCACAGGTTGAGGACAACGGCGACGGTACTTTCACGATGCCCGACTGGCTTGCCCTCAACAGCGGTTTCATCTAGCCTTCCTTCGTTGCTCAATCACCCCGGCCATGTGGCCACAACGAGAGCGAAAGGAGCTAGCATGGACATCAAGGCACAGATTGCGGCCCGCGAAGGCGCCGCACACGGCCGGCGCGGCAAGCGTCACAAGCGGCGCGGTCGCCGGTAACGGCGCATTCCTGATTCCCGTCACGGAAGCAGCCCCAGCCCCATCTGGGGCTGTTTTCTTTTGTTCTCGTTCCCCATATAGATGAACTATCTAGTTAGTTCACTAATGTTCATTAATGTTTTCATAAACTTAGATGAAATTTAGAGCAGATGATACCATCTGGGCACTCGCGTTCTGGCGTACTTGACGTAACTTCAACGGAGGCATACGGTTTCGCATGACTTTCATGCGCAATTGCTGACCTATGGTTCTCCCCCCGCAACCCATCAAGCCCGGAGCGGGCCTGAAATCGCCGATTGGTGGTCCGTCCGGCCCCGGCGGCTCCCCGATGGTATCGCCCGGCACGGGCGCGGGAATGCAGGCGCGGGCGCAGCAAGATGTTGAGAAGGTCATCAACCAGTTACTGCAAATCGGTGCGTCGTTTCCGAAGGGGTCGCCGCAGTTCAATGGCATCGTGGGGGCCATAGGGAAGCTCAACGCGGTGTTTAAAGGCGCCCCCGCACCGGAGCCCCCCAAGCAGCCGTTGCCCGTACCACCGACCGCGCCAGGGGCAGGGCTGGGCGGTGCACCGGGCGGTATGCCGCCCCCGATGGGCGGCGCTCCAATGGGCGGGGGCGGCCCATCGTTAGGCGGCCCGGGCGGCCTCGCTCCGGGCGGAGAGTAGGAGAGCAAAAATGGCCGGTGAATTTCTCAAACCAAAAGGCGTAGACACCGCGGACCTCGACCGCCGCCGGATGGAGGATGGGCAGTTTAGGAACCCGCCGATGTACATGGACTACGGCGGCTTTTCCTCCGCCTCCAAATCCATGTTCGATAAGAACAAGATGACCCTAGAAAAGGGCGGGCCGCAGACGGTTCGTGGGCGGCCGATCTGATGGCCGATTTCGCCAAGCCGACGCCGCAGAACGACCGCAAGATATTCGAGCGGCACGCGGAAAAGATCGAATTCGTCAATCCGCCCGGCGCCGAGTATTACGCCAGCATCCATAAGCACGGCAGCGATCATCGCAACGCGCAGCACGCCGAGCGGACCAAATTTCACAAGATGGAAGGCGAAAGCCTATCGCGCAAAGGGAGGCCGATAGAATAATGCCTGGACCACAGCTTAGCCCCGCCGACATGGACCGCCTGTCGCGGCTGGCGTTCAAC